TTCTGTAAAGTTTTTGTGTAAAGTTGATTCAGCGCCAGCAAAACAAACAGTCCAACCTTTCTTTTGTAGTGTAGGACTTAGTTGTTTATCAATAATTTTAATTTGATTTAATAGTGTGTCTACTGTAGGATCTTTAATTTTGTTATTGGGTATATGATAACAATGAGGACAATCTAAATTACATTTGTCACTTACTTCAATCATTACATAATCGTTAAAATGATAAGACTGATAACTGCAATTTAAACTCTTGTAAAATTCATAATCATTTTCAATTACGTATCTATGTGTGCCGTGTTCTTCACAATGTTTTACCATGTAAAGTTTATTGTCAATTTCATACTTTAATGCAGGAACGTGTTTATAACATTCGTGACATATAGATACTGTTTCTTCTAATGGATTGTTTACTTGTGAATATAGATAGTCTATATGTTCTGCTGAAAAATAACTCATACAATACTTATAAACAAAAATAGCGCCCAGAGGCGCTATTTGACTTATGTGTTATAAATTATAACTCTGCTTTCTTTTCGTTTAGTGCTGCCCACAAACGATCTTTAATTGATGATTCAACTGCTGGGTCTTTTACACGCATTGCTTTTAATGGCTTTTTGCGGTGTAAGTCGTCGCCACTCGGAAGTACATCATCTGTATCCATGTATTCTTCTTCTGGTTCATTGTCCATTTCGTCGCCATAAGATTCCAGTTCCTCTTCTGGCTCCGGTGCTGGAAGTTTCATTTTTATAGGCATATCCATTGGCATATCCATTGGTGCATCCATAGGAGGCATATCCGGTTTACTACCTGACTCTACACCTGCTAGTGCTCTTAAAATTTCTGCCATTTCACTTGCACTGCTTGTTTTAAGTGTTACACCACTTTCCATTCCGCCTTCGCTCATGCCACATTCTGTAACTTCGGTTTCTGTTAGGCGTCCTGCTTTTAAAAAGTTAGACAATATGTCTTGCATTGTTTTATCTTGCATTTTAGTTCCCCACTACGCTTTGGTTATTTTGTGGTTCTTCTTTTGTTGCTTCCATTTTAAAACCACTGGACGCATCGTCTTTTTCTTTACGTGCTGCTTCAAGTTCTTTTAATAGATCCATAATGCGTGATTCGCCTGCATCTTTTTGCGCACTTTCGCCGCCCATGTCTTCTTTAGTTAATATTGTTTCATAAGGGCCATCATCTTTTTCTTTCTGGTAAAGTTCTTGTGGCTCTTCAGGATGTCTTACAATAATGTGACTTGCTGGAACATTGCAGCATTGTGCAATGTATTCTTGTACAGCATCTCTTGTTGTAGGATAACGTACTTCAGCATCCCAATACTGCACATCAATATTTTCTAGTTGTGGAAAATCTAACGGACGTTCTTGGATAGGAGTTTTCTTACCTTTTGTCCAACTTGCAACTGTCCATTTTTCCATGCATCTTTTGATCTGTTCTTCGCAACCTTCAGGAAGCGGACCAGCAACGCCAATCTTCCAAGGATATGTTCTATGCGATTCAGTTATAAATTCTTTAATCTTTTTCATTGTAAGGATCCCATTATATACTATTTATCTTTATCGAGACCTTTGAGACGTTCTAGCAAACTGTTTCTGTCTGTAACAACATAACCTTCGCCTTCGGAGAATCCACCGTTATCTCCAAAATTGTCTTGATCCATTTTTTGTTTTTTAAGTTGTAATTCAACCATTTTTAGTTTTTTATCTAGTTTTGCAACCTTGGCATCTAGATTGGTTTTAAGCATTGTTCCTGCGACCTCAAATACCCTACCACTGTATCTACTTTCAACATTCATGCCTAGGTCCATTAAATCTTCGTATGCACTCATTGCTTTATCTGCAACTTCATTTAGTTCTCGATCTGCTAATTCACCAAGACCTTTAACTTGAGGCAATGCTGCTGCTATTTTATCAAGTTCTTCGATATCTCTAAAAGTATCTTGTTGTGCCGCAACAGGCTTTGGCTTCTCTTCGGCCATTTCTTTTGCATCGGGTAAGTTTAATAAATCTTCGAGTTTTTTAGTCATAGAGATATTCCATTATATACTACTATTATTTATCTTCTACCACCAGTATGGAAAATATCTTTTTCGCTTACAACTCTAAACTTGATGTTGTTTTGTTTACAGTAAGCATTTGCTGCTTCCCATTTTGCTTTGTTCAAAACTACATGTGCTTGATTACGTTTATTACGTCCAGCACTTTCCATTGTCATTTGATTGCTTGGTTTAACTTCAATTAATTCTGCATGTTGTTTGCCGTTAGCATCAACATATGCAATAAAAAAATCTGGTACATAAATTGTGTGTTTGCCTGTAAATGGATTTCTATAAGGTATTTTTACTGCTTCGCTTGCCCATTTACTTACACTAGGATGTTCGTCGCAAAAACGCATAAAAGCAAATTCCCAACTGCTTCTATAAGTTGGAGTTCTACCACCTACATACTTGTCAGGGTTTTTTGGTGTAAATTTGCCTTGTGCATATTGTTTCATTTTAGTAAATTATATTACGAGCAGATTTGTTTTCTAAATTTAATGCTGCTCTAAATCCTATTCTGCTGATGTTGTCTCTATTGTTGTTTAATATTGCACCAATTAATTCATTTAGTTGAGGCTTTTCAAACTTTCTTAGATTATCTAGCAGTTCCATAACATTATAATTGTCAACTTTTGCTTGTTGTAGAAGAACAGTAGCAGTATTAATTGCTGCTGTTTTTTCAAATCCTCTTGATTCAAAAAATCCAACAACAGCGTCAACTTGATTACTTGGATAACTTATCCTATCTTTTTGATAATTGTCAAAATAACTTTTTGTTTTAACAGTTACATCTTTGTTTGTTAATGTAGATTGATAACTCATAATAAGTCATTCCTTGATTGTGCATCTGTTGTATTTTGTCCAAATGCGCCTGGAATAAGAACATCGGTTATAGCACTTTCTCCTGTGCTAATTATTTCATTTACAATGCTTCCTAGTGTAAGTCCTCTTCCATTACGAACAGTGTTTGCACCCGTAATTAAAGCACCGAGCAAATTACCTGATTGTATGTTTCCTAATGTAGTTGCTGCACCTGCTAGAACTCCGCCTGTGCCAAATAAACTTGAAGCACCACCACCTGCTGGACTTAATGGGCTAGGTCCTTGATCATATCTATACTCACCAAACCCTGCTGGAATAATATCAGGCACTGTGTAATCTCTATCAGTTAACACAGTTTCGTAACTAAAACGCATTCTGTTGATTGCAAATTCGCTACCTTCGCTGTTTGCTTCATCATGATCCCATTGATCAATTAGCGGATTTATAAATGTATAACTTGTATTAGTAGAACGTCCATTTTGTGGATGTAATTGGAATACTTGAATACTTGTAAAAAAGTTATCGTTTTTACCCGGTCTATCTAAACCAAATCTATTTTTCATTACGCCGCCTGCACCGTATGCACTGTTTTTATTACTTACTCTGTTGTAAGCAGCATCGGTTACAGCAGGAGGACCCTCAGTTTGTTGCACATGCTGTGCATCGCTGTAATAATAGTTAAAATAGTTTTTCCAAAGAAAATTAGTTAATCCTGCATTGTCATCGTGCCATACCATATTAATAGGATCATAGTTAACACTGGTTTGTATAACTTTTTTACGATTGTATTGATTAAGTGTTTCTGTTTGCATACTGAAACTAGGCAAGTCAACACTTTTACAAAGTAAGTTTATTTCACGTTTAGTAGTATTTGTCCAACCGCTGTTACCATTTAGTGTAACGTTAGGATTTATATTCAAAACCACATGGAACATGTGTTTGAATTTAGGTGCAAGCCTCATATTGCCATCTACAAATACTTTGCTCGCATGGGTGTAATCTCCTAAGTCACCTTTTGGACTAAGAGCACCATTAATTAAATTATCAAATAAACCTGAAAACGGATTTGCCATAATAATATTTATCTTTTCTAATAAGTGCGCACATAATAAAAAAGGAGTACATAAAAATGTACTCCTCTAAATTGGCAATCATTTTAATTTTTATCAGCCGGCACCTGTTGCTGCTGTACCAAGTGTTCTGCCTACATCTGTACCAACACCTGTTTCTTCTGGTGTTTGGATTGCGTTGTCATATGTAATGCTTAGTGACACTGTTGCTGGTTCGTTTGTTGCATAGTTAAGTGTGTTGTAATTTGCTTCGTTAACATAGCAACCATAACATTCCCAAGTTTCTAATACATTCGGAGTTAAGTCACCATTACCGCCATCTAGGATTTCAATTCTTGTTAAGAACTTGTAATCAATACCAGATGCTGCACTTGCTTGTTCCATAAAGTCAAACTGTTTCTGTAACTGTTCGCCAACTAGTTTTTGAACGTTGCCGTTTACATCGTCACGCATGTTAAGTGACAATGGGCTCCATGTGTGCTTACCAGCAAGATTAATTTTACTGTTGTATACTGGAATTTCCATGTTTTCAAAAGTAATTGTTGGACGAGTTACATCCATTACTTGCTTTGTAAGTTCTGTTGTTGGTGTTGATACACCAAAGTTTTCTAAAGTAACACGAAAACGGTACTGTAGTTTTGGCATTAGCAAACCTTGTGACGCTGCACTGTCATTAGTTGCTAATGGTACTGTTAATTTTGATAGACTTGAGATTGCCATATAATATACTCCTATTCACAAGTATTTATCATATTAGGGGGTTAAATCAATAACCCCCTATATTATGACTTATAAACCTGCGATTTCTCCTGTGTTTTTAAGGCGTAGCGGAATGTAAATAAATTCAACTGCCTTAACTGGTTCAATAGCGATATCAACATATAGTTCGTTTCTATCAATTCTATTTGGAGTGTTGTTTGTTTCATCACACACAACCAAATAGTCATAAATTGCTCTCAAACCAATCAGTTCAACCATTAAACTTTCAACCTGTTGTTTGATTTCATCACGTGTGATTTTATCGTTTGGTTCAAAGATGTATGGTTTTGCAAGTTTCTTAAGTTGGCTACGTAGATATACAACCAATCTTGCAACGTTGATTCTGTCAACTGCACTTGCGTTTCTAGCACGAGTTTTCTGACCAAATACAACCAACCCTGCTCCATTTAGGAATGTAATTGGGTTAACGTTGTTTTGATATAGTGTGTCACGCTGTCCTTCGTTAAGTGCAATACTTACAAATTCGCCTTCTGCATTAATGTAACCTGATGCTGTTGCGTTAGTAACACCACCACGTCTTGTACCTGCTGGTGCAAACCATGGGTAAGAAACTTGATCACTTAGTGCAATTGTACGTAGTGCCATGTGTGATGCTGGAACAACAATGTTGTTTCCTGCATTGTCACTACTAAAGCCTGCTGGATAGTAAACGCCTAGATATTCATCTCTGCTTACTAGTCCTAAGTCGTTATCTTCAACTGCTTGATTAACGTTGGTTGCCCATTCGCTAATCGAAGTAGTATTTGGTGCAAGTCTCATTGGGCTATCACCTACAACAAATGCTGTTAATCCTCTGTCATAGTTTAGGCTAATCATTTCGCCAATTAATTCTGGATAACCTGGTGCTGCAATCAAGTTAAAGATACGTGTTTCGTCATCACGTAGATCTTCAGTTGAGTTGATTGTTGCTTGCATTGCTTGAACAACAACTTTACGCTGTGCATTACGTCCAAATGATCCGCTGCCATCTGCATTGTTTGCTGATTCAGTAACCCAACGATGTGGATAGTAACCGCTCATTGCTTCGTCGTTGTTGCGTACATTTTCACCTAGTGTGTCAATGTAGTCACGTTCAAAACGCTTGACGTTAAATCCGCTTCTACGTGTGTTCCAAAGCAACATGCCTTTTGGATATAGTGCTGGATCTGGAGCATCTGGATCTAAATAATCGCTTACTAGTAGATCTGCAATATCTGTTGCATCTTCTGATGCACCTGCTGATGCCCAACGTGCATCATCAAATAGCACACCGTTTTCAGTAGTTTGATCAGTTTTGTCTAGTAATACCCATTTAGTTGTTCCTGCATTCCAACGATAAATTTGTGGGAAGTTTTCTAAGTCTGCTGTGCTAACCCATAGGTCGCCTTCGACTAGAGTACTTACACCATCTGATTGCTTTGTTGGAGCACTTGCTGCAACAATTGGACCAGTTGCGTTGTTTGTGCTTGTAGGACCTACTGCGCCTGTACCTGTGTGGTCATAGTTATGATAACCAACCCAGTCTGTACCGTTATGAATCATAATGTCAACTTCGTCAACAACACTGCTGTACCATAGTGCTCCATCTGCTGGAGTTGTTGTTGGTTCACCGTCTTTTGCAGTATATGTTAAATCTGCCCAGTTACTTGCTGTGAACTTTTTAGGTGAAGTGTTAACATCAGTTCCTGGTGAGTAATATAGATTTGCAGTTGAACTCGGAACAGTTGAATCAAAAGGTGTAAACACATTATCTAATGTGCTATCCCAGTCAATAAATCTCATTTCTCCGCCAAGTGCGTGTGTGATAACAATTTGGTTTTTAGTGTTAACACTTGCAGTTACGTTTACCATGCCTGCGCCGTTGATAGCATCTGCCATTGCTTCTGCGTCTGTTGTTGCACCTGTTGCTGTCCAAGAAATGATACTTTGAGTACTTAATGCTTCTTGTCCTTTGATGCTTTCTTGAATTTCAAATGTGTAACTACCGCCATTAAATGTAGTTGCTGTAACTGCTGCACTAGTAATAGTTGTTGCACCAGTTGAGTTTCTACGCTTAAATGCAAATGTACCTAAAGGCTCACTGTCTTCGCCGATGTTGTATACTGTGTATACGCTTCCTAGTGGAATGTTTACACCACCGCCTGTTGAGTCAAGATTGTAAATTGCACTTTGACCGCTTGCATACATTGGTGCTGAAATAGTTGACCAAGTGCTTGTTGCGTCACTGTATGTTTTCATTGCAATGTTTGCACCCAAGTTTGGAGTAGTTGTTTTAATCCAAATTGAACCAGATGGACGTGGATTTGTATCACGTGACTTGTATTCTGGTACTTGTGTATGTGGTGCAATTGTTACTTCTGGACCGTAGTATGTTTTTGCAGTAATACCTAAATCTGATAATAGTTGTGCATCACCTGCAACAATAATGTCGTCCATCATGTCGTCTGCTGTTGGTGCAAAGTATAGTGCTAGTGCACCACCAACTGCTGCTGCCGAAATACCATTTGATGATAAATTTGCATTGCCGTTAATGTCTGCTACTACCTGAGTTAATGTTGTGCCTGTTGTTGTTACTGTCCATAGAGAAGATCCGTCAACTGTAAATGAAAGATTACCTGTACCTGAAATTGTTGGATTTGCTGAACCAACAACAAATGGCCAACTATTTTTCCAGTTGTTACTACCAACTTCTACCCAAGTACCGGCAGTATTTTTATACCAAATTCTGTTTACAGTAGTTACTGCTACAACTGCGTAATCGCCGATGCCGCCTACGCTGCCTTTTGGTGTATAATCACCGCCAGCAAAATTAACAACTTTTGTTGTATCTGTAATTACATGTGGAACTTTATTTGAGAATGTTTGTCCGCCTGCTGCTGATGCTGCTGCGCCATTCCATTCAAAAATACCGTAGAATGAATCGTTTGTGTCAAACCAGTATGACCCGTCTGTTGGGTTACCAGTTGTTGCTGTTGCACTACCTGTAATTGCATCTAGGTTTAAATCTGTACGCACAACATATGCTCTGTTTGCTACGCCAAGGAATGAATATGCTGCTTGTAGACCATATTCGTTTTGCTCGCCGCCGTGAATTGGATTGTTGTTTTCGTCTGTGTAGAAAAGCGGATCGCCAAATGTTTCTGCTAGTTCACGTTGTGAACTCATCAAATAAACTTTGTTTGCATTCGCTTTTAACGTACCAGGTGCTACACCTGTGCCACCTGGATTAGTTTTGTTTTCTTGTGTTGCCACAAAAATAATTGGTGTTGTGCCTGGTTCAGCAGGAGTATAAAAACTCTCGTCAATAACTGAAACCTGTACACCTGGTGATACTAATGCCATTGTAATTTTCTCCTCATGGATCTCGTTTATACTATTATTTAGCAGATCCTGGGGAAAAATACCGGTTTTTAGCGGTTAACTACGTAGTTAATTTAAATTTATACAGTTCGTCTACCCAAAACTCTAGGTCTTTAAGCGTACCATTGTTGTCAATATGATAATCTGCCATCCAAGGTTTGAGGCTCATACTATCTTCAGATTCAGGAGGTAAGTAGTCGCTACGGTCAACCCAAACAGCATAATCAAACACACCAGCAATTTTCATAGCATAAAATTCACGCTTGTTACGTAGTCCGCAATAGATATCGTGGGCTTTAAATATTTCTCTGCCTAACTTAGCAGCATCAGGAACATTGTAATCACAAATAGCATTATACCATTCTGCTCGATGATTGTGTCTATCATTATAACACTCATCTTCGCTGTTATAATTGTATTTCTTTTTTAACATGTCATAGATAAACAATTTAGAGCAGAACTGACTACTACTCTCAAAACTATAACCGTATTTGTCTCTAAGGATTTCACACACAGTGTCCTTGCCGTGACGACCATGTCCAATAATTAATAATTTTTTACGCATGATTTACATTAACATAAAATGTTATGTTTGTCAACCAATAGTAAATGCGTATCCTGTTCCACCCGAAACTGCTAGTGCTACTTCTGCTTCTAGTTTTTCCATTTCGCTTTGGGCTTCTGCTTTAAGACTCGCTCCATTAAGGCTAGTACCGCCTTGAGGACCTGCAATAGTAGCAAACTTCTCACGTGCTTCTCCTAACATGTATTTGCAGGCAGCAAGTGTATAATCTTTGATCCATTGTTTTGCAAGATAATCATCCAATAATTGCATATCAGGACGATACATATAAACTTCTAGCAATACATCTTCGCCTTCGCCTGCTCTAGGACGTTGTAATATAGTTAGTTTCTTTGTTGTAGTGTTCCAAGTAAATTCAATAAAACTACCAAACATTCTACCAACTAGTTCTTGTTGTTGAGCAAACAATTCGTATGTTGCTAATCCGCCCATGCCAGATCCAGCAAGCAAATAAGCATTTGTATATGCAAGGTTAAACGGTTCGTATAATGTTCCGCCGTCTCCGCCGCCGCTACGTGAACCAACACTTCGTCTATATACTTTGTTCACTTCTACAATTTCATGTGGAAGTGTATAATCGTTTTGATCTTCTAATAATTTTAATCCAACGTATGCTTCTTCTACGCTGTGATCGCTGCGCATACGATAACGTGTTAATGCTTTTTGCAATGCTGCTTCATAGTGCATTGGGTCTAGTTCTACATCAACCATACCGCCGCCGAGCATTGCGTATACATAATCAAAAACGTGTTGTTTTGCTGTTGCTAGGTTTGTGTCTGCCATAGGTGTTCTCCGTACAGTATTTATGCATAAATATAACTATGCCAAGACTTAGTTTATACAGACCAAACAAAACACAGGATTATGAATTTTTAGACAAGATTGTCTATGAGCAATTCAGTGTAGGCGGAACTGACATACATGTTCACAAGTATTTAGGACCGTTAAATCCAGAAGAAGGAGATGCAACATCAGCAACTCCACAATATAATGCTGTGAGTGAAACAAACATACAAGATATGTTGTTTATGGAAAATAGAGATCGCAAGTATGATCCTGATGTATATACTATGCGTGGAATATACAACGTAAGCGATACTGATTTTAATCTAAGTCAGTTTGGATTGTTTTTACAAAATGATACATTGTTTATGACCATACATATTAATAGCAGTGTTAAAACACTTGGCAGAAAAATAATGAGTGGAGATGTTATTGAATTTCCGCACCTAATGGATGAATATGCTCTAAACGATTACAGTGTAGCATTAAAAAGATTTTATGTTGTTGAAGATGTAAATCGTGCAGCAGAAGGATTTAGTCAAACTTGGTATCCTCATTTATATAGAGTAAAATTAAAACAAATCATTGACAGTCAAGAATACAAAGAAATACTTGATTTACCTGCAGAAGATGAAGACGGAAATACACTTAGAGATATACTAAGTACATTTGAAAAAGAAATGCAAATTAATAATGCTGTGGTTGCACAAGCATATGATGATGCACCACTATCAGGTTATGATGTAAGTCATTATTATACATTGCAAGTTGACGAAAACGGTACACCAGAAATTCGTTCAGCAGAAACAGATGAAATTACAGCAGATGCAGACATGACTGCTGATAGAATAAATGCTAAACCTAGCAGAGCAGGTTATAAAGGTTACTTGCTTGGTGTAGGCAGTTTGAATGGTGAAGTGTTTGGTAGCGGTATAAGTTTTCCTACTGACAACGTTGTAGGCGATTACTTTTTAAGAACAGACTTTTTTCCAAATAGATTGTTTAAATATGACGGAGTTAAATGGACTAAAGTGCAAGATAGTGTAAGAGCAGAACTTTCGAATACAGATACAAAACGTACACAAGTTGCATCGTTTATAAACAACACAGCAACAAACGAAATTAGTGGTGAAACAGTGAATGAAAGACAATCGTTGTCAAAAGCACTTAAACCAAAGGCAGATAACTAATGCAGTTTTTTTATGACGGACAAGTAAGAAAATATATTACTCAAATTGTTAGAATTATGAGTGGATTCAGTGTACAAGACGGAAATGGTAATTTAAAATCTGTACCTGTAACATATGGCGATTTAACTAGACAAGTTGGCAATATTTTAAGAGACAACAGTGAAAACAAACTTCCGACTGTTCCTCGCATGAGTGTGTATGTTACTAACATTGAAATGGATAGAAGTCGTACAGGCGATGCAAGTTATGTTGATAAAGTTAATATTAGAGAACGTGCATTTGACGAACAAAACAACGAGTATCTAAATACTCAAGGTAAAAACTATACAGTTGAAAGACTTTATCCAGCACCGTATACATTGAGTGTTAACGTAGATTTATGGGCAAGTAATACAGAACAAAAATTACAAATGCTAGAACAAATATTAGTTTTGTTCCGTCCTAGTTTAGAATTGCAAACAACAGACAACTATGTAGACTGGACAAGTTTAACAGTATTACACATGACAGATGTAAGGTGGAGTAATAGAACTATTCCTATCGGTGTTGATTCAGAAATTGATATTGCAACAATGAGTTTTGAAACACCAATATTTATTACGCCGCCTGCAAAAGTCAAAAAACTTGGAGTTATCACCAGTGTTATTGCTAACATGTGGGACGAAAACAAAGGAACTATTGACTTAGGATTAAGTAATCCAGAAATCAATGCATACGGCGACGATTTACCTCCGTTACAAACAACTAACCAAGAAGACGGTACTACCGACGATGGAAGACTTGATACAATTACAAGGATCGATCCAATGCTTGGAAATAGAGCAACTAATGCAACAACATTTAGAGATTACGGAATCTATGTTGAAGGTAACATTGCAAGAGTAGTTGACAAAGACAACAAGGTAGGAACTATTAACTGGAGAAAAATTATAGAATCTTATCCAGGGCAATATAGAGCAGATGTAAGTGAAATTAGACTACGTACAGACACAGGGTTTATTGTTGGAACATTTACACTTAATCCGTTGGATGAAAATCAAATCAGTGTTAATTGGGATGCTGATACATTGCCAAGTGGCGATGTTATCGACGGTCCAGCAAGATCTGTAAATAGTTGGACAAGTTTTGATAAAGTTATCGATCCACTTGTCTACAATCCAACAGCAGATAAAGTACCGGGATTTAGAGTATTAACACTAGGCGATATTAACAATAGTCAAAGTGTAGGCGACAGTGCATACGATGGTCCAGATGCCTGGAAAAATGCAGACGGCACTGATTTTGTTTGTGGAGCAAACGACTTGATAGAGTGGACTGGCACAAGTTGGGTAGTTGTCATGGATGCAACAGACAGCACCAATGGTATCAACAGTAAAAATCTTAATACAAATATTATTTACAAATGGACTGGCGAGGAATGGTTACAAGCATACGAAGGTTACTATCCAGTTGGTACATGGGACATTTATCTTGATGCATAATTATTTGTATGAAGAAAATTATTTGTAGTGGTGCACTTTTTTATACATTAGATACTAATCGATTTTTACTTTTGCATAGAGCACAAAGTAAACAAAATAATGTTTGGGGATTAGTAGGCGGTACAAACGAAGATAGTGAAACTCCTTGGGAAGCATTGAAAAGAGAAATGCAAGAAGAAATAGGAACACTTCCATCTATTGTAAAAACTATTCCACTAGAAACTTTTATTAGCAACGATTCTCATTTTGAATTTCATACTTATTTGTGTGTTGTAAGCAAAGAATTTATTCCAGTATTAAACGACGAACACAACGGTTATGCTTGGGTAAGTTTTAATAACTGGCCAAAACCACTACACAAAGGGTTGTTAAGTACATTGCGTAATAAGAATAATGTACAAAAATTAGAAACTATCTTTAAACTTATTGAATTCATTTAACAACCAGTTAAAGTCGTTGATTTTTCCAAGTTGATCTTTACTAGTTGCAGATTCACCATATTTTTTGCCTTGAATAGCACCATTGATTGCTGCAAGACCAAAAGGTTTATCTTTACCTCTTGTACACCAAACTTTTAACCTAAATTCAGTTTCTTCATCTAGTTGACCGTTAATTGCTTTACTCGACAGTTTAACACATTCTCTAAATGCACTACGCCATGCACTAAATTCGTCTGTATTAAATTTAGTAACGTTACTGATTCTATTTACAACTTTAAATGATTTACCAATGCTTGTTGTCATATCTGTAGTAGTTGTATCCATATTTAGTGTTAGTTCTCTAGGAAGCAATTTGACTGCACCGTAACCATAAATTAAACCATTAATTGGATTTTTGCTTTTCCAAACATGCACAGCATTTTTACTATCAGGATCATATGCAGGAACATAATAATCAAAATTAAAATTGTCAACAATTTCTGCATCTGCATCAACAATCCAAATCATATCTGTGTTGCAAAGTTTTGCTGCTGCAATGTGTGCATTATGAATACCTTCAACACCGTGTACACGCTTTGCTCTTGGAAATCTTATTAACAAATCTTTGTAATTCTTGTCCGCATGTTCTTCGTCTTTGCTAATAAACACAATATCATATAATTTTGGAGTACTTGCAACAATATTATATTGTTTTTTATTTGTAAGAAATCTCATATTAATTTCACGTTCAGTAACATTGGCATGTTTACTCACAAGTGAAATGCCGTCCCATGCATCACCATTTTTAAAAACATGATGTGTCTTTCTTTCAAATATTTGATCATGTGTGAAATAAGTATTAAAATTAAATGAGTTATCTACAACAACTTCGCTTGGTATCATCCAAAACATTTCTGTTTTTGATTTCTTAAATGCTTCTAAATAGTCTTGGTAATTTTTTATTTTAAATTTATCATATTCAACAGAACCACTGGCAACAATATCCCATTCTTTACGATTTGCTATTGTTCTAAATTCAATTTCTTTTTGTGTAAGCGGTACATTTTTTGACAACAAAAATAAACCATTGTAATGTTTTTTGCCATTAACTTCGTGCGCAAAAACATGATTTATATTTCTGTCATAAGTGTTATGATGACTAAAATAAAAATTAAAATCAAAGTCTTGTGCAATTTTTATATTATTAGTAGTAGCCCAAAACATTTCTGTTTTACTAGTTTCAAGAGCATTTAAATAATCATTATAAGTTTCTATAACAAATTTGCTAAATTGTTTAGGATAACTTGCTATGACATTGTGTTCTTTTTTGTTAACTAAAAATCTTGATTTTATTTCTTTCTCTGTTACCGGACTGTGTTTACTAAACAAAATTATTCCATCATAATTTTTATCATTTAAAAATACATGATTTGTAGTTCTTTCAAAAACTTGATCATGAGTAAAGTAATAATCAAATTCAAAATTTATATCAACTTCTACATCACTAGGAATACCCCAAAACATTTCAGTCTTAGACGATTCTAATGCCATGTTATAATCTTTGTAATTATTAATTACAATTCTATCATACCAAACAGGCCTACTTGCAACTATATTCCATTCTTTTGCATTAACAATATGTCTATGTTCTATTTCTTTTTGTGTAACTGGACTGTGTTTACTAAACAAAAATACTCCATTACGGTATTCTTTACCGTTAACTTTATGAATAAAGTTATGATTTATTTTTCTGTCATATTCGTTATCATGCGTAAAGTAATGATCAAATGCAAAGTCTCTACAATCAATGTTTTCGCTATACCCATAAAACATTTCTGTTTCGCTGTTATCTAATGCACGAAGATAATCGTCATAAGTTTCAATAATAAATCTTTCATAAAACACAGCAAAACTTGCCATTATGTCCCATTCTTTTGCATTTGCAATATGGCGATATTCAACTTCTTTTTTAGTTAAAGGTTTGTGTTTGCTGCAAAGAAACAATCCGTTGTAATATTCTTTTCCATCTACCATGTGTACAAAAGCATGATTTTCCTTTCGATCATATTCGTTTTCAAAATCAAAAGTCATTTTAAAATTAAAATCAGTTGTATCTATGTTTGGAGAATCCATCCAAAACATTTCAGTTTCACTGGTTTCTAATGCGTGTAAATAATCCTCATACGTTTCAATATTGAAATGATCATATCTTTTATTTTTACTTACAATATTAGTGTGTTCTATGCGATTTACTGGATGCCTATATTCAACTTCTTTTTGTGTTAAAGGCGTGTGTACACTACACAAAATCATTCCATTAAATGATACACCTTCGTTGTTTTGATGTAAAAACACATGATTTTGTTTACGTAAATTTCTATCGTGATGACTAATATAAACATTATAAATGTCTGTAAGCATTTGAATGTTTGAACTACTCATCCAAAACAATTCGTTTGGTGTTTTCTTTAATGCTTCTAAGTATTCATCATACGTGTCAATTTTGTACACAGGAAAGATTTTTGGATGGCTTGCAACAATATTCCATTCTTTCTTTTCAGCGTAAAATCTATAATCAACTTCACGTTCAATTACTTCGACATTTTTACTAAACAGCACAATACCGTCGTATGTTTTACCATTAGCAAACACATGTGTAATATTTCTATCGTATGTGTTATGATGTGTAAAATAAATGTCAAAATCAAAGTCATCTGAAACTTCAACATCATCGGGCACACCCCAGAACATTTCAGTAGTACTACGCTCCATTGCCAGTTTGTAATCAGCGTAGTTGTTGATCACAAACTGATCAAACTTTTTTGGCCGGCTATATACCTCCGGGTGTTCTTTTTTGTTTGCAATAAATCTGTGATTAAATTCTTTTTCAGTTATAGGACTATGTTTACTAAACAGTACTACGCCATCATATTCATTATCATTTAAAAACACATGATTAATACGTCGATCATATTGATTATGATGATCAAAATACAAATCTAAATCAACTACGTCTTGAACGTCTGTTGGAACATACCAAAACAACTCGCTTTCTTTTTCTAACGCTAACTGATATTCTTCAAATGTTTCAAAGTTATACACAGGATATTTTTTAGGAGTACTTGCAATTAATGATACTGTTTTTTTATCTGCATAAAATCTGTGTTGTAATTCTTTGTCAGTAGGGTTGTATGCTTTTGGAAATAATGCAATACCATCAAACACTCCTACATTACCATTTCCAAACACATGCACAAATTTGTGACTCCAGTCATCAGGACGATAACTAAATTTAAAAAACTTTCCCAATTCAATATCATTAGGCACAAGCCAAAACATATCCGTAGTAGACATGTCTTGTGCTTGTTTATGCGAACTAACAACACGAGCATGTGGAGCACGTTCTTGTATTTGTGTAAATAGTTCGTCTGTTTCTAAACCTAAATAAAATACATCAAACACATCTTTGCCACAATATACATCATAGATTGCTGCAATATTTTTGTGTTCAATTACACCTGTATATTCAACTTTAGTAGGAATAAGTTTTGCATATTCCCAACTTTTAATTCTTTTGCTGCTTTTATAAACATACGGAAATACATGTTTTTTATTTAATTGTTCTTTGGTTGGTTTAAAGTGCCAAGGAAAAGTTCTAAGTACATTAATATTTTTGTTAACAATCCAAACGTAATCTGCTTTATCAGCATATTGTGTTGCAACAGTCTCGTCGTCGCAATTGTCAGTATAATGTATTGGATAGATTTGTAAAAAATGATTTTTTAATACATCTTGTCCGTTGTATGTTTTTTGACCGTATCTTTCAAACTTTTCAAATATATTCATTCTATAACCTAAATGACTTTGTACCGTAATGTGCAATTTCTTGGCTTAAACTTGCATCAACATACACATCAATTCCTGCATCGTTTGCACATTTACAAAAATATATATCTTCGCCTGACAAATCTTGTGTATCATTATTGTATAGATATGTATGCCAAGGTTTTCCTAAAACTTTATAGACTTCTGTTGAAACTAACATACATCCCATACCAACTGCAAACACTTTGTGTAAGTCGGTGATGGCAGATAATCTGTTATCTAAATTATCTGCATCAACAAATGCAGTACTTTTGTAAGGCGGAACTCTTGTGCTGTATGCTGCTGCTACAATATCTTTATTGTGAGACAATAAGATTTCTGCGGTGTTAGACGGCAAATGCATATCACTGTCTAACCACAGTATATGTGTAGCACCCCAATCTAACGCTTCGTCTATTAGACTATTACGTTGTTGAGGTATTACTGTTCCTAGATTAAACAATACAGTGTGTTCAACATTATGTTCTGTAAGTTTACTTGTAATCTTAGAGAGACTTAATGCAAATCCTGCATGAACTGTATCCCGTGATGGAATACAAATTGCAAGTTTTATCATGTAATTGTTTCAGAAATTGTGTCGTTTTTGATTGCTGTTTCTGCTGCAATAGTATACTGGTTCAAATCATTTGCACCTTGTACTGCAACTTTTACTGCTTCTTGAAAATCTTCAACACTGAGAGAAGACGCTGCTAACATGTTTTCTGGCTGTACTTTGCCAATAGTTAACAAGTCTGCACCCATAATACGTCCAATTTTTTGAACCCAATGATAACGTTCATCTGATTCTGGAATATCTAATTCTGCAATCGCTGCACGTACTTCTTCTTCTAGTTCTGCACCTAATTCAGTTGCAAGTTTTTCTACTACTGCTAGTTTGCGTTCTTTGGTATATTCTTGTGCTAAGTCAATGTTCATGACTTCAAATAATGTTTTCATAATGTGCTCCTGTGTTATGTACCTTGTCCACCAAACGTTGCACTCATATTAATAGTATTACCTACACTAATACCCATATAAGTGCCAAGATTACCAAGACTGTATGCTCCGGAAGCAGAGAAGTAGGTGTAGATCTGTGTCATTGTTACTGCTGATCCGGTTGCTGGTATAGCCATATAATAATCCTATTTCGTTTATATTAACACGTTATTTAAACATTGTCAACGGTAAGAGCCGACAAAATCGGCTCTTACTATATCTTATTTATCCAGTAGTTTTTGCACCATTGCTTTGAGTTCATCAATCTCTTTTTGCTGTTCTTTGATTGCTTCAATTAATACAGGCGCAATACGTTCGTATTTGACTGTCAGATAATCTTCGCCGCTTTTGCTTTCGCCTGTATCAGTATCAATATCAAATGGTGCCGGAGCAACTGCTTCAGGCAATACTTCTTGAACTTCTTGAGCAAGTAAACCAACTTCACGTTTTTCAGTATCAACATCAAGTCCCCACTTGTGACCTTCGTTGGTCCAGTTATAAAGCACACCGTTCAATGCTTTGACTTTGTCAAGTGCATTTGGAATGTTTTCGATGTTGGTTTTAAGTCTAGCATCTGATGAGTATGCTGTAACTTCGCCTGGGAATAGTGTATTACCATTATTATCTAATATAGTTGCAGTTCTTACAAGTGTACCAGTTAATGGGGTACCTGGGCCGTACTGTCTATGATAATGCGGTTCGGCACTTGTACTCTGTCCATCATCACCTGTTGAGATTTCCAAATAACCTGCGTTTGATGCAGTAGCAGCACCACCGAAGAACCACTGATCGTTGTCTCCCATTGTACCAGTAATACCGCGTTTAGCAGTACCGCTATTACTAAATGTAATGTTTGCTGTAGCAGCGTTTTCACCAGTTGTTCTTAACAGTCCAGTTAGTCCAACGCCACCGATACTATCAGCAGTAATGCCACTTAGTCCGCTACCATCGCCGCTATATCCAGCAGCCGTGATAGTACCAGTAATGTTAATGCTACCAGTACCACTTAGTGTACCACTAAACGAATCGTTAGAATCGCTGCGTAAGAAACTACTAGCGTGTATACCATCTACTAAGTCAGCATCTAGTCCTGATCCATTACCATCATTATTAGCATGCCAATATTTGTAGAAGGTTGCACCATCGCTGGTATATCGAAGTTCACCTGTAGTAAACATAACAATGTTACCGCCACTAGCGGCGTGCATGTACATATCATAAGCACCAAATATTGCATTACCTATGTAACCCATTGTTGCATCGTTTTGATCAGTAAAATACAGGTACGATGTAGCGTTTGCACCGGCACGATCGGAACGTTTTAATGTAAGTGGTTGCGAACTTGTACTGCTTATAACGTAAGCACCTGTTAGTGTATCATTTGCGTCACTGCGTACAAAACTTAGACTGTCAACACCATCTAGTGTTGCTGCATCAACGCTGGTTAGGCCACTACCGTTACCAGTAAATGTATTTGTACCAATGTTGATATCGCCAAATCCGCTGGTAATCTGACCTGCATCTAGTGCACCGGTACCAGTAATACCTGTGTAACTACCTGTTACTCTTGCACTTGGAACAGTTCCGCTACCCAAGTTAGTAGCATTTAGACTTGTTAGTCCGCTACCATTACCGGTTGCAGTACCACCAAACACAATGTTTTTAACAACACTTAAACCACCGCTAAGTCTTACTGCACCGTTGCCTGTAGTAGTTGCTTCAGTTGTATCACTAAATGTTTTGATACCACCCATTGATTGGTTGCCACCAAGTCTTGCGCCTGCAACTGTACCAGTACTCAAGTTACTTGCATTTAGACTGCTCAGTCCGCTACCATTACCTGTAAATGTACTTGTTCCAATATTGATGTTGCCAAAGTTGCTTGTAATACTACCGCTATCAAGAGCACCAGTACCTGTGATATCACCTTGGTGTTGTGTAACACTACCTGAAGTAATACGTGCATTTGGTACGCTGCCAGATGCAAGATTGCTTGCATTCAAGTTGCTTAAACCACTACCGTCACCAGTAAAGATACTGCTACCAATGTTAATATTACCAAAGCCACTTGTGATACTACCTGCATTCAACGCACCTGTACCTGTGATACTTAACTGGTGTTGTGTAACACCTGATACTTGGATACGTGCATCCGGAATAGTACCGCTTGTTAAATAACCAGCATCCATATCACCCATAAAGTTATCAGCAGCAACATCTTTTGCAACTCTTAGACCGCCGCTGATTTTAACTGCTGCTCCATCTGTTGCAAACGCTACTGCTATGTTTGCATTGTCAGTTGCTGTAAACCTTGTTAGATCGTTTGATGACAATGTAGTAAATGCACCTGTGCTTGGAGTATTTGGACCAATTGGAACATTATCAATATCGCTAATATACAAGTCACCGTCGATATACATATCAGCATTTGTTCTTAAATCCAAGCGCACAATTACTTCTGGATTAACTTGACCTGCTGCAACTGCTGCTGCTTTGGTTTCACCAATAGTCATTTGTCTTGCTGCTTGACCAAATGCAATGTTTGTTGCGTTATCTTTCAGCAAGTTAAATGTGCCTGTTTCGTCTGTATCTAATGTATTACCGTTTACAAACAAGTTACCTGCAAAGTTTGCTGTTGCGTTGTTAACACCAAAGTCACCTGTTGTTGCACCTATGTTAATATCTGTTGCTGCACCAAATGCATTTATTGTAGTTGCTGTAGCATTTAACAAATTAAATGTAGCAGCGTTGGTTGTCAAATCGCCGCCGTCTATATTAACATCTAAGTCTACATCTAAATTGTTATGTACAGTTGTTGTACCTGTTGCTGCACCAATTGCAACTGCTGTTGCTGCACCACCAAAATTGATAGTTGTAGCAGTTGTGTCAAGCAAGTTGAATGTTGTTGTGCCTGCAACAATGCCTGTACTCATAGTTGGATTAGTTCCAAATACTAGAGCACCACTACCTGTTTCGTCACTCATAACACTTGCTAGTTGAGCACTTGTTGTAGAAGCAAACTGTCCAAGTCCTGATGTGCTTACAGCAACAGTACCGCTTGTTGGTAATGTTAAACTGGTGTTACCTGTTGTTGTTAATGACAACGTGTGCGCACCTGTATGTGTAAAGTTACCACCTAGTGTGATAGTTTTGCTACCATTGTTTACACCAGTACCACCGTATGTTGGAGATATAACTGTACCTTGCCATGTACCTGTACCAATTGTACCTACTTGTTGTAAACTTGAATTTACAACACCCGATCCTAGTGTAGTTGAACTTAGAACATTTGCATCGTTAACATAATATGCTTTACCACTTGCTAGATTGAAGTCTTCGCTGCTATCCCAACTTGTGTTTGCTGCATCGTAAGTTAATGTTGCATTTGCGCCATCTACTTCAATACCTGCGCCGTTTGCTGCTGCTGCATTTAATGCACCACTTGCAACTACAATTCTCAAGTCATCAACTGTTAATGTTGTACTGTTAATTGTTGTTGTATCACCATTAACTGTAAGATCACCTGTAACAACAAGATCGTGTCCAATTGTAGTTGTACCGCCGCCATCGCCGCCTGTTCCAATGTTAACAATAGTTGCGCCTGCACCTATCACAACCGAACTTGGTGATGATAACAAGTAGAACGATGATTGGTTACTGTCTAGGTCACCGCCGTTGATGTCAACATCATGTGCAAATGTTGTTTTGCCTGTTGCTGCACCAACGTTAATTGCTGTTGCTGCACCTGCAAAGTTGACAGTAGTTGCTGTATCATTTACAACATTTACAGTTGTTTGATCA